CCCGTTTATAAGGCCAAATCGGCCTCTCCAGAACTACCTCGTGAGAGATAGGAGGTTCGTACTACTAGTAAACTAGCTGTACGGTACCCAACCCAGCTTGTATCCTATAACCGCGTCACGCGGAGTTAGGGAGGGGTTACCCTCTTGAACCGGTCCTCTAAGAGGTCCGGACCCAGCAAGCCAAGTAGCGACAGCTAAGACAACGTCGTCATCATACCTACTAAGGCGAACGTACCTGCCCGTGATGGGTCGGTACACCTTAATATATCTGATACATGAACGTGTCCTGCTTGACCAACGGTCGCGATCCTCAGAGTGCAGACAGAGATCACCTAGAATCTTCGGGCCATAAGTTCGAAGATTTTTCGGGAGACCTCTTCTGACAACATTCTGAACCAGATCAATGCGCAAATCAGGATTACCCAGATCACCAAGGCGATCTTTAATAACCTCGATCCCGTTGTATAGAGAGATATAATGCTGCGGTTCTTCAAGGCGATTTTTCCAAAAGAAAGGACGGACGTCTTTTCCCTCAAAATAGTCGCCACCACAGCTCTCTCTAAACTGGTCTCTTATGTGAGTCTTCGATGGATTAGGTGTGAACCCAAACCATTTTAGAGCCGATATGACTGAATCCGCCTTATCAGCGGGAACTATAATATCGTCACCGAAAACGCTTACGCGTTCCCGGCTCCCACAACAGACAACGGCGATCGCCCTAAAGATGATTGTCTCTAGTTCGAACGTAAACCCATTGCCCATAGACGAGAACTTCTCTAAACGATGCCATCTTCCGTCCACTTCCGTGAACTTGGATCGCAACGCGTCGAGAGCCTCAAACCAACAGTCAGGCAGCAGAAGCTTAACCACGAAGATGGCTAAGGTGTCGCTGGCGGATGACAAATCGATAGTAGCTAGGCTACCATCAATGGAGCCAAGTCGCGCAAGCTTCTTATGTTCCTCAGGCAAAAGTTCCATATCTATACCCTTCTTGCGTAACCTCGAGACCATTTCTAGTCCGAGCCCACGTTGAAAGAAAGCGTTAAGACTTGGTTCCTTAGCACAAGGACGTCGGATGCTCAGCTTCTTAGCAACTGAAAAGTAGGAGTTACCTCTTACTAAACTCAGTTCATTGTCATGCAACCTAGTCCTAATGGCGCGTGCCCATGCAGTCCCCTTCATAAAAGGAAGACACATGACCGCACCTTCGGTAAGGGTGACCTCAGATGTGATCTTATCTGCGATTGTACATCGCCGAGACGGATCGGACACTGTAGCACCTGGACCAAAGGAACCCATAGGTATCTCTCGAAGAGTCCCTATGAGAAATCGCACTTCTTTTTTCACCCTGCGGACGAAATCCGCCAGGCGTACATCTAAATCACTACTGTTATAGATGTAAGGTGCCATTCTCTGGTTCGTCAGCAAGCAGTTCTTTTCACAAAGAAGCCACTTCTCAAGCGTACGTTCCTCTGTTCCCGGCAGCTCCCAACCCAGTCGTAGTTTCTCGACTAGAGCGGTTGCTTGGGCGTCAAGGTAGTAGGCAAGTGCTGATCGATAATCGGCTGGCTGAATATCTCTAAGAGATAAAAGCCCCTCATAGTCGCCTCGTCGCAATAAAATTGCGACGGATAGCGATCTAGGAGTGTCCATGCGCTCACAAAGGTCGAGCGCAACCTCGAGTTCCCTTTTGGAAAGCTCTTGGTTAACGGCTTGGGGCTTAGCCCCTTTCCGAGTTGCCATACAGATAGACCTAATTACTTAGGTCGCACTGTAGCCAGCTTGCACGCACTGCTTGATCAGAGTGCTAGCAAGGAGGTTGGCTCCTTGGGCCACCGCCTCATTCAAGTCGGTTGTTGCCATCCCTTTCGGGAGGCTCCATTCGACCGTCATGAGGCTGCGGAAGGCCGTTTTCTGCAGAGACGTCGTGGTGTCGGTGTAGACTTGGGGGTAACCGACGGTAGCACGAACCTTACGGGTCGTGATACCGCCAGGACCCTTGCCGTCTTTGGCCGACAGACGAAGTTCCGGACGGGTGTCGATGGTGCTGCCAACAGTCTGGCTTTGCCAGATTGCAGCGGTGCCATCTCCCGAGGACGGCTGGACGCCGGTCCAGACGATATCAGTCGTCGTATCGTTCTTCTTTACGGTGATGTTTGCGATGGAAGGCATTGTGACCTCAGATTAGGCAACCGGCTTACGCCGGAGCCCCTGCTGTATCAGCAGTGAGATTGCGGTAGCTCCCCTGGCGACGGAAAGTCGTTGAGGGAGTGCGAACACAAGTTTAACTTGTGGAAGTCGCAGCTCTCGCGAGCTGGATGCACCGTAACGTTCAGTGTAAATCTCAACACCAGGTAACCTGGCACCGAGAGGCAATAACCACGTCTGAGACGAGGTTAGTTTACTACTATCCGTTATGGTTGTACTACTCCTATTAGGCAGGCTAGTCACACCGAGCCAATCGCTAAACGAATTTAGCACTTGACCGATATTACCAAACCAATCCACTACGAAGCTAAAAGGAACAAGTTCCCAGGCTATCGCAGCAGGATTTAGGAGACCCAGAGAGTTTGCAAGAAAGATATCCGGATTGGAGATCCCCACATAACCAACCGCAGTGATGCGGACGTTATAGCTTAACACCCAATCTTGGCGCCAGTATTTTACACCGGCGGGATCCAAAGCTGAGTTGCTGCTTGTGTGAGAACCTTTTGCCGAAACTCGTATCCGCGATGCCTTTATAGGCTCCGTGAATACCTTGCAGCCTTCGTAGATGTCTTTCACCAAGGGTTCCCACCCAAAGTGAAACTCGAGGAAGTTATTCGCGAAAGCATGTGAATGTCCTCGCCAGCCTGGTTTCCCAGGCCTTAGAAGCTTCACGCGCCGACCCTGAACAAAGTAGTGACGCCCGGACCGGGCTGTACCTAATTTTGCTCCGACTCTCTTAGTCTCAGTATTCCGGAAGGAATAATCAGATTCAGAATACGCGATACCAAGCGCTCGAGCAGCATCTCCGAACTGAAAGCGCCTCAGTGCATTGCAGAAAGTTAGAAGTTGTTTAGACCTCTTCACGATCATGTCTATGCTCTGACGCCTTTCGGCCAACGTAGTACCTATCTGGGCGGTATTAAAAGCAGCGTCTCGAAACTTGGAATAAACCTTGTTTTCGACGGTTGCTAGTAACGGACCCATCCAAGCAGGCGCATAGAGAGGATAGATTCCATAATTTGGGAGGTTGTTAATACTTCCGTTAATGCTAGCGCCGTAGGCGATAGCAACACAAAAGTTAGCATTTCCTAAATTATTCACTAGCTCTCTGCCATACGCGACAGCTGTACTCTGTCGGATAGTCATATACGCAAGAGAACGATCCCAAGGCTTTGCTTGCTTTGAGAGGTTCCTATGCGACATTGAATATCCTAAGGTAAAACTGTCTTGTTGGCTGTTGGTTACAGGTAGTACCATAATGACCTCAGGTTAAGGTACGTCCCTGCCAACTTCACACCACGCTAAGCGAGTGTGCGACGCCTATGTACCGTCTACGTTAGACGGTAGAGACGAGACCCCGTTTCAAGATTCCCTAGGTGACTATAGTATAACCATTCTTTGAAGTCACGGTCATAGATACACCAAAGTGTACCTCGAGCGTAGAAAGTACTTTCCGCAGGCATTTCTGCC